CTGTATCTGGGCTAATGTCCAGTGTAGCTAAGATGGCTGGCTCTTTATCAACTGTACCTTGGTTGACTCCTTATGCTAAAGCTACTCAAATGGCTGCTAACGGCATGGGAGCACTTGCTTCTTTGTTTGGCTTTTCTAGACCACCCATCATTGAGAATCACACATTGATGAGGAGATATATTCTAGGAAATTTGTCTAATACAGATAGAGGTGATACTGTTACTAAATTAACAGTCGATTCCAAACAAGAGGTTTCAGTTGATCCAGCTATCTTTGGTGTTGATGTTGAAGATGAGTTGACAATCAAACATATAGCATCTACAGAATCATATATAACTCAGTTTCCCTGGGCTACTACATTAGTTCCAGGAAATGTTGTATGGTCTGCCAGAGTTGGTCCCATACACACTTCAACTGATGGCTTTTTTGCATACAATCCAGCAGTGTCTTTCGCTGTCACTCCTTTTAAATATTGGAGAGGATCTATGCGTTATAGGTTTCAGATAGTTGCTTCAGCATTTCATAAAGGAAGATTGCTAATTACGTATGATCCCGTTGCTACAGCTAGTGTTAACACTAATTTGCAGTATAGTAAGATCATAGATTTAGCTGATGAGCGTGATTTTGTAATGGATGTTTGTTGGTCTCAAGCCAGAACATTTTTACCAGTGCCTACTACACTTTTGCAGAATTTTGCAACTTCTGCTTACACAACAGCATCTGCGGCTCATAATGGTGTGCTTACTATAAGTGTGTTGAATGAGTTGACTAGTCCAAATTCAGCTGTAAATAACAATATAGCTATTAACGTTTTTGTTTGTGCTGGTGATGATTTTGAAGTAGCAGTTCCTGTTGATAGTTTTGCAGGATACTCATATCTCCCTCCTGTTGGTGTTGCTCCCCAGGCTGGAGATGTTGATGGTTCAGGTTCTTCTGATGATACACCTGAGGAAAACGCTCCCATTGTCACTATGGCAAAAGAGTGCGTTGGTACAGAGATAGTACAAGATCATACTTTAGATGTGTTCTTTGGTGAGTCCATAACATCTTTCAGACAACTTCTTAAGAGATATATGTTGCATGGAGTGTATGGCTTACCTGTTACTGCTCAAACAGCTTATGCAGTTAATGATTATGATTTTCCAGCATACAGAGGATTTGGGCCCGATGCCAGACATGTAGTTACTGGACCTG